TCCTTCTACACCGATTGCCAACTTAGAACCGGCACGGTCCCAAGTCACGATCTTTTCCGAAAAAAGAGGTGCAAGGGTCTGGACCGAAATCACTTCCCTCAATATGGTTAGGCCGAGGTCGGCAGCAACGATGGCTTCCCCACCCGTGGGATAGGAAGCGTCAAACGTCACCTTGGTCACGGTCAACAGGGACTTTTTGTCCTGGGGCGAAACCTGGGATACCAAGTTCTGCCCGTCTACCGAATTGGGTAGTGTTAGAGCTTCAAAAGTCAACGCCATGATAGTTCTCCTTCAAAAGTGGAAAGCAAGCGGGCCACTTTAGGCAACCCGCCTACTCAAAGACCAGGGTTTAGTACCCAGTCGGAATTGCGAGCCCTTTCACCTTGGTGTTGGCACGCGGGACGTAAATCCCCATGTTCATCCGAGCCACGAGATAGGCGACGAACTTGTCGTCGTACCGACCCGAGGTCGAAGAAGGAACCTGCCGCAGCACGTTTCCGGTGCGGTCATCGAAGCCCAAAGGCCGCGCCGTCACCTTGAACAAGCTGGCGAGGTTGAGGAAAAACAGGTCGTCCTTGGGAGCATCAGTGTCAATGATCCAGGGCACGCCTTCCCACTCATAAGCGGTGTAGCCAACGTCCATCTTCTTGGCCGATCCGCCCATGAACCGCTTCAAAGGCCAACCCAGGTCGGCATATGCCTGCAACTGAGCCGGATGGGACCAAACTTCCAGGTTGCCCAACTTGACCTCTCCCAAGTTGATCTGAATCTGAGCGATAGACCGACGCAAGTGATCTCTTGCTAAGGGCGGAGAACCAGTCAACGTGATGACGTTTGCACGCCACTCCGTTATGGTAGTCCGGTCGATTCCCTGCACGGTGCTGGAGGCATCGTCAATGAGGGTATCCAAACCGCTCATGGTCTTGTTGAAGGACCCAACGATGGCAAATCCATCGGCTGTGGTCTGGTTCGCCAAGTCCGTACCCGAAACCTTGTCAACGGTGATCTGGGTCGCGCTGTCAACCGATGTGACTTTGACGGTTCCTCGTACAGTGGAAGAAACGCCCGAGTGGATATCCAGGAGCATGTTCTTGCGAAGGTAGGTCGTACCCTCCGGTGCGCCGGAAACATCCAAGGTAATGCCCAGACCGTCCAGAGATTTGGTCTCTCCAGACTTGCCCAGGAAACCCGTGCCATCCAGGAACGAGTAAATGTTGAGGTACTTGATGGCATCAATGGTTGCATTCCGGATATTGAACGCCAATGCCCTAGCATACGCTACAGCATCATCGTTCGTGGCATCCAGCGCATCTCCAGTGAACTGAACAGCCAGCGCAAATCTCTTGTACAGAGCCAGAGACCGCTGGACATCCTGCCCACTACCTGCGGGAAGAGCCCCGCCATCATCGAACCACGAAAAATCGGGGTTAGGTGCAGTATGCACCGGGATTTCGTATCCACGGTTGGACACCGGGATACCACGACCGGGCAGCACTTTATTGTAAAGTACAGCCGCCGTGTTGAATTGTTTCTCAATGCGAGGCGCGAAGTGAATCTTCATCAACGGGTCCGCAGCAGTTAAATCAAAAGCTCCCATTACGTTTCTCCTTTTACTGAGGCCCCCGTCTCATTCTCTACTTTCGTTTTTGCGACTTCAACAAAGAATCCGCGAAGGAGTTCACGGTTAGGTCCCAATTTTCGTCTGCACTCTCGACTTCCCCAGCCGCTGGATGTGGGCCACTGTGGACGGGACTTTCGCCGCGGTCTTTCACTCCCTTTCGATCTGTGTGCTCTTGTTTATTCGCATTGGTAAAATCCTTAGCCCAGTCAGAAACGACGGACTTTAGATGCACTGCCAAGTCTTGGAAATTGCCCTTCGACACGTTCTCGCGGGCTGTAGAGTCGTTGGACAACGATTCACGAGTTAAGGCCGCAATCGCCTTTTTATCTCGCGCCGGTACGTCTTTCAATACCGGATGGTCCAGCAAAGACTTCATCCTACCTTCAAACGCCGTCCGAAGCCCTTGCGTTCTGACTTCTTCTGACGCCTGCTGCTCTTTGCTGTCGTTTTGGTCCAATCGAGCCGCTAAGCTCGCAATCGAACGCTCCAGTTTCGCAACTTCCGGTGCAGTCTTTCCAGCTTTTGACTCACCACCTTCGTTGCCGTCCTTGCCTTCGTGCATCGCCACAAATCGGTCGGATGCTTCCGTTATCAACTTTTGGTACTCGGTTGGGAATTTCTTCTCGATCTCGTCCAAAAGGAGACGTTGGTTCGTCTCTATGAGCCCGGTAAAAACGTCAAAGGCTTGGGCCTTCTTGGTCAACTCGGGGGCGGTCTCGGTGGTAATACCCAATTCCGCTAACGGGTCGGCTTGGTCGCCATCGAGCAGAGCGTCTAACGGGTCCGCTTTGTCGTCGCCTTTGTCTGAGGCGTCGTCAGGCTTGTCCCCACCACTCTCTGCCGGTTTGGGAGTTTCCGAGTCTGGTGTGTCAGCGGTACCCGGAAGGTCCCCTTCGTTTAAATCGTCATCAAAACTTATTGCCGGTTCATCGGCCATAAAGCCTCCTTAGAGCAGTTTGTAGAATATCACACCCCGACAAAAAATGTCAACCCTTTATTTTGGGCGGACAGGTCTCTTCCGCGGGAACGGTCTCCCAGGACTAGTCCTGGACCAGGAGTCCCGTTGATTTTTCCAAAGTTCATACAAGTGTTGGTAATCCTTCTCAGCCTTGATCTGGGTTGGGGTCCGGGTCTTTCCCGTAAAAAACCGCCCAATCCCTTTCTTGGCTTCCCTGACCCGTCTTGCAATCTCGGACAAACTGAGCTTTCCCTTGGACGCGGGTTTTTCCCGTGAGGGAATAGTTTTTCCCCGAACGGTCCCCTGTTTGGCCTGGGCGACCAACTGCGGTTCGGGGTCTTTGGCATCAAAGATGGAACTTCCGAAGAATTCGTGGGAACTCATTCCCTTTTTCTTGTTATGAGGATTGTTGTATGCCATGATAACTCCTTTTATCTCTTACCCCTACGATACTGATTTCCGCTGGACGGTTGGGAAGTTTTGGGTTTGGCCGCTTGGCCCTTTATGGCCCGTTTCTTTCGAGCGGCTCTATCGGGAGGACTGCCTTTGGGCTTGGTATTCGCCTTTTGTTCGCCCGGATTCTCCCCTGAGTCCTTGGACAGTTGCCCGGCCTGCTTAGCCATCATCGACTGTATCTGCATCTCCAACTTGACATGCTCAAGCATGTGTGTATAAACGAGTTGGTAAATCTGGGGGTCTTCCTGTTCCGCTTCATCAGAGTTCAGCCAGATGCGGCAAATCTCAATGTGGGTAGGGTTGGCGTCGATGAAGGGCCGGATCGGGACTGGGTTCCCCATCTTCATTCGGTCAATCTCTTTCCACTGTACCTTGGCATCCATCGAGTAAGCGTTCAGCTCAATCGGTAAGTTGTAGAGTTCTAAGGCTTTGTTGGCAACACGGGGGTCTTGCGGGTTGAGAGCACCCACTGCTATGGCCTGAGTAAAAGCTTGTTGCTGAGCAAAGTCCACCGGTAAGATGCGGGCGTTGATAATCACTCGATCCGGGTCCAACGCGGCCCGCTTCAATTTGGTGAATTCCCACTGGCCGTTCATCCCTTCTACAGCGCTCACCCGTTCGTCAATCCAGTTCATGGCGGCCAACCGGATGACCTGCCGTGCCCACTCTTCGTTGGCCTGCTTATAGAGGACCTGCATAGGGGACAGGTTGGACTCTGCCGAAGCCGCAAACATTTGCTGCCCACCCAAAGTGTCCACACCAGGTTGGTGCCGCCCGATGGCCGAGCCAGGTGTGTTAGAATGAAACTCCATGTCTTCCTTAATGAAACCCCGCCACGCATAGGTCTCTTGGGAAAGGTTCTGTCCCGGCGTCACCATTATTGAATCTTTGATCTTCTGCCCCTGAATGTTCTTCACCACGTTGACTTCGCCGGGGTCGTTGGTGATGCGATCCTTGTTTACGGTTTGGTCTTTCACCCAAGTTTGGGGAACTGAGTTGTAAGCAATGTTCTTGGTGATGAGTTGTTCGGTGGTGTTCAATTGAAGCTGTTTGGGAACGAGATCGTCTTCACCATCCCCCCAGAACCGTCCCGGGACCATTTTGTAGAGCATGTGGACCCAATGGTCGTCCAGCGACTCATCCCGAGTTTCCAACAACGTGTCCCCGTTCACGGCGGCATACATACCGTGGGGGAAACGGCGGAGCAATTCCTTGTCATCCCAATACATGGCCGGGCGAATCCAAGCCTGGATGAAGATGGTCCCTTCATCCTTGGAAGCCTGAGAGTACCACGCCACGGGGTTGATGGAATCCCCAGACAACTCCGACAGCATCTCTTTGTAGTTGATGGACAAATCGTCGGTATAACGGCCCGATCCCCCGCCCAACTTCATATCTTGGAAGGAGGCTTGCAAGCGTTTCTTGTCCACCAAGCGAGCCCGGACTAAGAATGGGGTATCCTGGAGATTGATCGAGTTGGACCGAACATAGACCTCCAAGGGGTGAACCACATCCGTCACTTCTTGTCCTCGGGGGTACAACACCTCACCGACCACTTGTGGGACGGGGATCAAGTGCGTCTCGCCGGTCTCGGGGTCCTCCATTTCTTGGGGCACCGCATCATAAACTGGCACGGTTATGGTCCCGTAACGTGCATCCAGAGAGTAATAGGAATAACGGAAGGCATTGCCGTACAAACGAAGGAACAATGCTTCCCAAGCCCGCATCACTTCATAATTCACGTTTTTCTGAATCACAGGGAGAGCTTTCATAGTGGCCTGAGCGATGGCTTGGGACTCATAATCCGTCGCAGTCGGGCCAAAGGAGAACTTGGGTGGGCTCTTGATGTACATGGACACGCCATACAAGATTTGCGACCGGAAGTAATTGTTGGGGAAAGCGAAGTCGATAAACTCCTCCGTCGCGGTTTCCCAAGAGGAACTAGCAAGGGACCACTCCAGATCGTGGTAGCCCTGGTAAAGCAGGGAATTTCGGGTCCACTTGCGAGCAAGGGGAATCTTCTCGTAGGCTGATTCGTTGTAATACCGCTGGACCATCTTCCTGATGCGGTGTTGAACGGTGCCATCCAGTGCCAATATGTCTCGGTCAGGTCTGTCGGCCTTGTCTCGGAGTTGGTCTGGACGCTTTCCACGTACCAACTCTCGCATGTCAGCACCAATTCCGGAAAGGAAATTACTTGCCATCAGGTCCCTCTATGGTCGTACGGAAACGAATTTTTTGGGAAGCGGCATTTCGGACCACCACATGGGGATTGGACCGCGACTTCAACAGCTCGGCCACTATCTCAACCATTTGAGCCCGCCACTTCCTTCTTTCGACGAATTGCAGGATGAGTGTCAAGATTAACATGCCGGTAATAATCAAGCTTACCATGTGATTCCCTCTCGATTTCCTCAAGCATCTCTTCCTCGTCAAATTCTCCGTGGCGATTGTCGATAATAGGTTCTAGCTCTCCAGACATTTTTCCTCCTTAGTCCTTCAACAAAAGACTGGCCGTTGTATCGGACGTTACCCGGTTGCGTTTCTCCCGGGATCGGCCCCACACATAAATTCCCATAGCCCCGCCCCAAACTGCCCAAAACACATCGGGCACCGGATAGTTCCCCAATTCTCGGCTGAAAATATCGCCCAGCATGGGGACAAGAATATGATTAAGAAAAATAATTGCCATTCCTGCATATCCCAGGGTAGGCCGCATTCTCTTGGTAAACTTGTCGTCCTGCTGAAGTTCCGCAACGATAATGCGTTCTCGAGCCCCAATCTCCGCCCGAAGGGTCTGCTCGATCTCGGAGTCCCGCTTCTGAATTACGGTCTCCAATTGCAGTTTGAATTCCTGCTTTTCCTCGCCGGACAAGTGGAACTTATCGGCCAGATTCCCGGCCTTGTCAATCACTTCCCCCAAACCGCCGCTGAATATTTTGGAAAGAAGACTCATTTCTTTTTGCCCCTCAATTTCTTAATCTTGTTGATTTTGGCGTAGAAAACCTGCTTGCCTTTTTCCACGCCATAGTGGGATTGCATGGCCGACTTGGCCTTGGCCGCCGACCCTTCCTCCCCACCGAAAGAGGGGTTATAGCGTGATAAAGGCATCGGGGTTTTTGTCCTCTCGACGTTTCCGGTGTCGTCTGAGGAATTCGTGGGATTGCTCAATAATCATCAAAGATTGGGACAACTCCTGTTCCAAGCTGTGCCCTCTCCACCTCGGTATTTCAATAGTAAAAGAAATCCCCTTTTCCGGAGTCACGGTTATCTTGGAATCCCCATAAACGAAGGAATACCGATCTTTGGGACCCACGGCTTTCTCAGTTTGGTCGGCGGTGCATTCCCAAGCCGTCCAGGAAATAGCGTCTCGGTTCAAACGCACGTCGTCCCAACAAATCATTGTGGAACCGGGATTTTGAACCGGGGTCAGAAACAGAGCCAGCAGTAAAGTGAACATAAAAACCTCTCCTTATCATACCACACGGACAAAAATTGTCAACGCCTTCTTCTCCGCCCGCTAAACGGATGCTTCCGGTGCCGCTGCTGTTTCTCCTCGGCCTTGTCCACTTCATACCAATAGAGGCGGGAGGCTTCGTCCAGTTCGGGGTTCTCCCAAGCCTTCAAAGTTCTCTTGGGCACTCCGACCGGGTGAAAAGTGTGGAACATGTAGCGGTCTGCCGAAACTTGGTGATCGTTCCCGTCCTGGGGATAATTCATGGATTTGCCAGTGCGGTTCTTGGCCCATTTGTAGGCCGAATACTCCCGGATCGTGTTGGTACATGCCGAAGAAACAAAGGCCATCGGACTGCCCATCTTCCCGGTGAAGGGGTTTTGGAAGGTCGGGTTGATATGCAAATAATACGAGAGGGTGAAAATCCCCGGATTCACTTCTTTGATAGCCTTGCCCCCGCTGATGCCATATCGCGTAAGTTCCAATGCGGCCTGCTGATTTTCATAATCGTATGCCAAAGCCTGGAAATTTGAACTTCCAAGCGCTTGGAAATACAGGTCGGACAGTTCGCTAACAAAGACTCCAGCTTTGTGAATCTCGGCGAATTTAAACGCCATTCCATTCGGCGCGAAACGCCAAAAAGAAAAAGCCCAAGGATCAACCCCGCCAATATCAAGTCCGATAAAGCAGGGCCATTCTTCCGGGGGATCGCCCCGTCCCCCAAAGAATTCGTGCGATGCGGTTGGGTCGTAAACGTGGACATTGGTGTCCCACTCCTTGTAAATAAGATCAGAAAACTCGTGGAAAGACGAATTGACATAACGCTCGTACCAATCGTGAGGGAGCGTATCCTTCAAATCCGTGATGTAGTCGGCGGCGATGTTTTTGTTCTCCGACGTGGGCACCACGTAACCGGAATACAGATTCTTCCAGCGGGTAGGGCGGTTGGGGTCGAAGAACCGGGACCAAACCCAGTTGTGGCCCTCAGGGTTGGTAGTCACGCGCCCAAGACGGGTGTCCCCGCTGCTCAGCCGTCCCACCAACATCATAAAAACTTCTACATTGGCTTCCGACGCCTCATCCATCAAAAACCCCCGCAGGTTAAGGGAACGTAGATGCTGGTGAAGGTCCGGAACATCCAGATGCCGAAATATGAACTGAGTCCCGTTGTCCTTGAGGGTAACGATTCCAGGCCCCTTGTGGTAAGTCGCCCACGATTTGGGGCACATCGCCAGGAAGGCGCGTTGGGTCGTGATCTCCAGAGCCGGTTTGTTCCAGCGCCCAATCAAGTACTGACCCGGGTTCTGTTTCCCGAACAAAAGCAGGTTCAGACAGCCAGCCACGGATTTCCCGGCACGCCAACCACCTACCAAGGCCGCAAATCTGCTCGGGTCTTGTATAAAGGCTTTCTGAGAAGGCGAAATCTTAGCGATTGCCTGATCCAGCGTCGGTTCGTCGGGATGTGGTACCAAGGCTTCCATGAGGTTTCCTCAAACCCCCGGGCCTGGGTCTGCTTGGGGGGTAGACTGGCTCACCGGGGGCGGATCGACCTCCAGGGCCTCTTTCGTCACAGAAGGACCGTCAGCAGGCTCGGGGTGCCGCAGATGGAGTTGAGATTCTCCCTCATATCCACCCGGACTGCCCTTTTTTTTCCACTTCGCTAGACAGCTCTCGACGGTAAACTGCTCCGCATGAGTCAGCCAGTCCCAGTGGGTCTGCAAGATGCGCTTTTGGTAGTCCAGGATTTCATCGAAAGGGGCAAGAACCCCAAATCCCGCCGGGAAAGTGTAAGTCATGCTGTTACTCCAACTTCCCAAGCCCGGTCGTCACTTGACGTTATACAAAAATCGTCCCCATCGAAACAATAGAAAAAATCGAGCGTGGGATCACGATATTCGTCCTTTACATTTTCAATCATCGTCGCTATCCTCCTGAATCCCGGCGGGTTTGTTCCCAAAGAAGACCTCGGTTTCCTGTTGAGTCAGTTCGTTGATCTTAGAATCCGTGAAAGAATCGTTGTCCACCCGGATTTTCTCCAAACGAGGGATAAGTCTCCCCAGAGCCTGACGCAAGTGAGAAACCCCTGCCGGGTGAACCTCTACAATCGTCACCCAATCCCGGTTGGAACCGCCCTGCGACCCCCACTTTATCCGGGTGTCCCGCATTTTCCGGGTGCTCGGTTCAAAACGCAGCCCCGTTGAACTTATCAGGGTTTCCCCTTCCGGATTGCACAGCCGAACCCCAAATCGGTACCAGCCGTCTTTCAAAACCTTTGCTTTAAAAATTTCAGCGTACACGTTTTTCCCCCTTTTGCAAATCTTCGGCCAAAAGTTTAATCCGGAATAATTCTCGTTCTAACAAGAACACCCGGTCCCGCACTTCCCACGGGACTTGGAGAAGAAGCCGAGGGTCCTCCGGCAACAACTTCCCCTTACCTGCCCAACACTTATGCAGGTTGGCGCAGGATTCAATCAGTTCCTGTTGAGTTTCGTAATAACCCATTTCCATCACAAACCTCCTTTATTTAGACTCCTGCAAAATAACGGAGACCCTCCGCCAAGAGCCATTTGGCATAACCAAATATTCCCTTTCTCGTTTTCGGTGGTAAATTATCGTGCCCGGCTTGTAACCAGTCCCTGTTCGGGGACGAAGACCGTTCCGGTTGGTCCGGGGTTTCGGTGCGGGCAACGGTTTGGGAATTTTGATCGGCATTGATTTCCTCCTGTTTACCTTTGGGAACGGATTGCCTCGCTATGT